AAGTTTAAACCAACAACCAATACAAGCTTACGTTGTTTCTGGACAAGTAACATCACAACAATCGTTAGACAGAAACAGATTAGAAAACGCAACACTTGGTGGATAAAATACAACAAATAAATAAAAACTTAATTAAATAGATATGCGAATAGTAGAATTAATCATAGACGAAAAAGACGATACAAGCGGAATAGAAGCAGTAAGCGTTGTTGAAAGTCCCGCCATTGAAAGCGACTTTATAGCGTTAAAAAAACACGAAATAGAGTTAAAAGAAGTTGACGCTGAAAAGCGTATTTTAATGGGTGCGGCTTTAATTCCTAATAAACAAATTTATAGAACTAACGATAAAAAAGAAGAATACTACATTTACTTTTCGGAAGCAACGGTACGCAAAGCAAGTGAATTGTTTTTTATGAATAGCAATCAGAACAACGCAACGTTAGAACATAACGAAAAGTTAAAAGGAATGTCAGTTGTCGAAAGTTGGATTACAGAAGGAAAAAACGACAAGTCTATGAACTACGGTTTTGACTTACCAAAAGGAACGTGGATGATTTCAATGAAAGTAAACAACGACGAAATTTGGAACAAAGTTAAACTTGGCGAAATAAAAGGTTTTTCAATAGAAGGTTATTTTGCAGATAAATACGAAATGAGTTTAAAAAATGAAGACGATATTTTAATTGATAAAATAAAACAAATAATAACGGAAAATGAAAACAACTAAAGAATTAATTATTGCAGATATTACTGCAAAAGTAGAAGCGAAGTTAGCAAGTCAAAAAGTAGAATTAGGTTTAGTTGACGATTTAAACAAAGCGTTAGCTGAAAGTCAAGAAGTTTTAGGTGGTTTAAAAAAAGACAATCAACGTATTGACGAAATGCAAACGATGGTGGAAAAAAAATTAAAAGAACGAGAAAAACTTGACGCAAACAAAAAAAAATCTTCTGACAATTATTTTAAATTAGAAAGTCAATTTTTAAGCGCAAAAAAACAACTTGAAAACGATGTTGAATTATTAAAAGCAAATGAAAAGAGTAAAGACGGGTTTCAATTAGAAAAGGAAAAAGCAGAAAAAAACAAAGCACCAAAAAATAAAAAGGCGCAAAGTCTTATAGTTATTTTTGATAAAAATATACAAAAAGCCGAAACTTCAGCAAAAGAATTAGGAATTAAATTGCCTATTGCACAATATCAAAAAGCGCAAGAAGAATTAAAAAGAAACTTATAAAAACAAAAATAATTTTAGCAAGTGGCGAAGCAAACTATAAAAGTTCATCTAAAAAAACCAAAAGTTAAACGTGCAGGAGTTCACGCAAAAACACGCAATAGCAAATTAAAGTCAAGTAAAAATTACGCAAAAAGTTATACAAGACAAGGACGTTAAAATGGAAAACAAAAAGAAAAAAGACGCAGAAAAAAGCCGTACAAGTCCAAAAGGTGGTCAACGAGGTTGTTTATGTAAAGACGGAAAAACATACAATAAAAAGTGTTGTGACGGCACATTAAAAGCGCAAGGAATAGGAAGCGTATAATTAAAAATACAACAAATAAAAAACAATTTAATTATAGATATATGAACACACTACAAAACGTTTACAACAAATTAGCAGACAAAACAGAGTTAGCAAAACACGAAGTTAATTTATCTTTATTAGATGACATTAAAAAATCAGAAAATAATTTATTGGATGGTATAAATTCAGTAGTAAAGGAACGTGCAACGATTGAAAGCGCGAAAATTAAAATGAGTCAAGAAATTAATAAAGTAAAATTTATAGTTGATAATTTAGAAAAAAATTTAAATAAATTTAATGCACAAGCAAAAGATTTAGGAATTACGCAAAAACCAAATGAAATTGATAAGGCAGAAGCAATGATAATTTCAGTAAAAAAAGATTTGCAAAATATAACAACAAAATATTTAAAATAAACAAAACACGAAATATGAAAACAAGCGTAATTAATCAAATCAAAACTTTACTTGGAATGGAAGTAAAATTAGAAACAATGAAATTAATGGACGGAATAACAATTTTTGAAGCAGATGCTTTTGAAATGGGCAAAGAAGTTTTTATCATAACTGAAGACGAACAAAAAATACCTGTTCCAATTGGAGAATATAAAATGGAAGACGGACGTATTTTAGTAGTAGTTGAAGAAGGTATTATTTCGGAACTAAAAGAAAAAGAAGAAGAAGTAGAAGAAGTAATTGAAGAAGAAGCTCCAGAAGTAGAAGTTGAGGTTGAAGCAGAAGCAACACCAAGCGCAAAGAAAACAATCGAAAGCATTGTTAAAGAAACATTCTTTGCAGAGATAGAAAAATTAACAAACGAAAATATTGAGTTAAAAGCGAAATTAGAAAATTTGTCGAAAGTTGAAGAAGTTGCAGTAGAAGCAACCGAACTTGCAGACATAGCGCCAATTTCATTTAACCCAGAAAACACGAATGAAGTTGAAACATTTGTTTACGGTTCTAAAAGACCACGAACAATTATGGATACAATTTTAGAGAAAATTAACAAATAATATTAACAATTTAAAAACTTAACAAAATGCCATTTGGAACAAATCCAGTAATTACCACAACTTACGCAGGTGAGTTTGCAGGTAAGTATTTAGCAGCCGCTTTATTAAGCGCACCAACATTAGAGCAAGGCGGAGTATCAATCCTTCCGAACGTTGCTTTCAAACAAGTTATGCAAAAAGTAGCAACAGATAACATCGTAGCAAACGCAACTTGTGACTTTACAACTTCAGGAACGGTAACACTAACTGAAAGAGTATTAACAACAGAAGAATTTCAAGTAAACATTGAACTTTGTAAATTAGACTTGGCGCAATCTTGGCAGTCAGCAGAAATGGGTTATTCAGCGTTTAAGACGTTACCTAAATCTTTTGCAGACTTTTTAATTGCACACGTTGCCGCTAAAGTAGCAGCTAAAATTGAAACTACAATTTGGGCAGGAACTAACGCAACAGCAGGAGAGTTTGACGGTTTTAAAACTTTGATGTTAGCAGACGGAGACGTTATTGACGTTGCATCACCACAAACAGGAAGCAACTTAAACGCAGGTAACGTAATTGACCAAATTGGTAATTTAGTTGACGTTATTCCAGCTTCACTTTACGGAAACGAAGGTTTAAGAATTTATGTATCTCAAAAAATTGCTAAATTGTACGTTCGTGCTTTGGGCGGTTTTGGAGCTTCAGGTTTAGGAGCAAACGGAACAAACGCACAAGGAACACAATGGTACACAAACGGAAGTTTAACTTACGACGGTATTCCAATTTTTATGGCTAACGGATTAGGTGCTGACAATATGATAGCAACAACAGTTGACAACCTTTATTTTGGTTGCGGTTTGTTAAACGACAACTCACTTGTGAAGACTATTGATATGTCAGATATTGACGGTTCAAACAACGTAAGAGTAATTTTACGTTACAACGCAGGTATTCAATACGGAATAGGTTCGGACATCGTTCTTTACGGAGTATAACATTAAATAAAAAGCGCGGGTAACTGCGCTTTACATTATTCACATTAAAAAACAAAAACAAAATGGCTTGTTTATTAACACACGGTAGAGCTGAAGTTTGTAAAGAGTTTGTAGGCGGTATAAAGTCAATTTACTTTATTAATTACGGTGAAATGGGTGCAATCACACTCGATGCAGGAGACTTATCTGACGAAATTGATAGCGTTGCAGGAACGTTCGACTTATTTAAGTATGACTTAAAAGGCGCAAATTCTTTTGAACAAACAGTTACAAGTTCAAGAGAAAACGGAACTACATTTGTAGAGCAAACTTTGACTTTTACAATCAAAGGTTTAGACGCAACAACTACAAAACAAATGAAATTACTTGCTTGGGGAAGACCTCACGTTGTAATTAAGACAAACGCTAACAATTTCTTTTTAGCAGGTTTAGAACACGGAATGGACGTAACAACAGGACTAATTTCAAATGGTACTGCAATGGGTGACCTTAATGGTTACACAATGACGCTTGTAGGAATGGAGCCAATACCAGCAAATCATTTGTCGGTTACAGCACCTTACACAGATGCTTTATTGGTTAGTAGTTGTTTCACAGCAGCAACAGTTATTGATTTATAAAATTAAAAAACTTATTTTTAAAGCCGTTCTTCATAGTTCGGCTTTTTTTTTGTCTTAAAAAAAGAACAAAAACACAAATTTTTAATTATATAAATATGATAGTCTTAACACCTTCAACAAGTCCGCAGACGTTTAATTTTATTCCACGAGATAACACGTTTAATGTTATGGAATTAACAGACGACCAAACAAACATAACGGTAGCGGTTGCGATAACTTCCA